GTTTGCTTATTTCTGTAGTCCCATGCCTAAAATGTGTTCAGAAGTGCTTTTTGTCTGCTTATTGGTTGCATCAGCTATCATCGGTAACATTTTAGAAGCCAGTGCTTGAATATACCAGGGCTGACCTGATAAATCCTGAGTTATATTATGCAAAAGAGAAAGTTTAGAACCATCCTCAGATCCCTTCAATTCCTTCGCGGCTGCTCCCATGGAACCAGCCCAGAATTTTTTAAGACTCTCACGCGCTTGTGGCAACATGAATTCCTCAAAATCAATTAACATCTGTTCCCTGATTTTTTTAGTAATCACATCTAACGACATTAACAGAGTTTCGTCAGATTCAGCACTCTTTAACCAGGACTCTATTTTTTGCTGAGTTTTCAAAGGGACATAATAAGTGTAAATTAAAAAATATATTACGAATGAAATTAATGCAAAAAGATAAAACGCTGCGTCTGTCATTAATATCCCCTAGCTTCTTTAAGAAAATCAAGAACACCCTGAGTAATAGTAGTGAAAATATCTTCAGGTTCACCTACGTCCTCTTTAATTTCTTCTTTAATCTCTTTTATAATTTCTTTAGCTGAAGGTATTTCTAAATTTTCAATAAATTCTATAACCTGTTCTATAACATCTGCAAGTTCATCAACTGAATGATACAGAGAAGCCAGGACAACGGGAGCAGGTACATTGAGATCCAAAGTCGGTATTGGTTCCGCGATAGCAATAAGTTTAGAAAGTGCATCTGCTCTATTATTCATTTTTGAAAAAGCTAACCAGGCACCAAAAATAACGATTGGTTGCATAATACCAACTACTGCGGGCAAATATCTATTCCAATCTATACCCTTCATTAACTCTTCAAAACTGTTTTCTTTCTTTTTCATAATCTATATCCCGTTAAGATACACGAAATAGCCCCATTATTAGCACTCTGAGTGGCCTGAACTTTAACAGTGCTGTTAGGTGGTATAATGAATTCAAACATCTTAGGCTGTAGACCAATATTATTAACCAGGACAACATATTTTTCCACAAATAATGGCTGTCCGTCAACATTAATTGTAAAACTTATTATTTCACCATCCCCAATTCCAGACCAATCAATACCCAGGGTGATCCGCGTCAGGTAAAAGTAGGAAGGATTCGTATAGCTTAGAAGAGTGACAGCCGATGATGTGAGACCATATGAACCACTCCAGGCATATATATTCCCACCTTTTACCCTTGAAATAGACTTAGACGCGGCAAGGGTCATGCATAGAGTCTGCCTTGTACCCAGGCTGTGTGGTCTCTTCCGCCACTAGAACTTATATTGACTGCCTGAACGACCAGGGTGGTTAATGGTGGAATAATTAAATTTAACGGATTCTCTATAGTAATCCCTTGAAATGAACCGAAATACCATTGACAAACGATAGTCCCATTAAGATAAGCTGAATATCTTATATCATCATTAGATCCAGATCCATTAGTAACTGTCAGTTTACATTTTAAATATTTTTTACCAGTTTTGAAAGTTAAAATGTCCGTGTCCGAATTCGGAACGGCTACCACACCTCCAAAAGCGTAAGCGTGACCTGGTCCTATTGGAACCAGAACATTAGACGCACCTAAGAACGTCGCGTTCTGTTTAGCCATTCAAGACTTATTCGAAGTAAAGAGTTACAGCACCAGAACTTGCGGATGCACTACCACCACTAGCGAATTGTACTGCAATTTGTAGATCTATATTATTTGCAGTGCCAATCGGAAAGGATACTGGAACTGATTGATAGCCTACGCATGCACCAGCGTCAGCTGTGTCACCTGCTACTCCCATGATGGTAAAATTCTGTTCTGAAAAATCAGATCCAAGTAAACGGCATACTACCTGGTATCCTTTTGCATTCGTAGTGTCAAAGGCACAATCCACTCGAACTATGCGCTGTGAAGATCCAGGTACCATTATGTTCCCCAAATTACTGGAATTCATGTTGTCGGTCAAGGAAAAGTATTCCTTATCAACGGGCGTGCTGTCAAAAGTTCTTGATATTGTTGTTACCATTTTTATTTACCTCAGATGCGGAAATATAAAGAATTTCCCCCCAATTTTAGTTGTGGAAACTGCTTTCGTGCAAATGCTCCCAAAAGAGCAATGCCTCCAGCAGTCACTAACGTCTTTCTCCCTGCGTTGCTTGCGATCATATTGATTGCGTTACCTGCCAGGGTATTGAATGCCATTCCTAATTCACCATCTGTAATATCTTTGATTACGCCTTCGGTAACTTTGGTGATTTTAAATCCATTCTGTCCGGTCATAACTGTCGAACCCTGGTTAAGGTATGCGGCTATTGCTAACCCAGACGCCATACCTGTTACGCTTGGATGTGGAATTCCTTTCTTCATATAATTTCTCCTTTTTGGATTATTCTTCTTTCGATATGCCCGTCGTGCTGTTTTCCTCACTTGTCCTTTGCGAGTGGAACGTGGCCTTTTTCGGGCCTTCGACATTTTGAAGGACTTTTCGGAAATTAATTTGCCGTCACGAAAATACATTCGGCGGCCATTGGCTCCTTTCCGTGTGTACAGTCCGACAGGCACATCCCCAATTAGGGTAATTGCCTATTTAGCTATTTGGGTTATACCCTTCGCAGTTAGGACACGGATACTGTCGACCTGATACGTAGGTGATCTTCCATTCATGTTTACAATTAGTGCATCTAAGGATAGCTTCTCTATAATAATCACTCATTTAATTATACCACATGCCTGGCATCCACTCAAACCTTCTTTACTTTGTGCAAAAAGATTTTCATGTGAATAGGACTCCTTACAATTAGGACAGTCGTTAAAGCTACGCCAGAAGGTTTTACTTTCCTTAGTGCGCTGATAGTAAGTGGATTGACAATCTACGCAATGTGACCCTACAATAGTGGTTTCTAACTTAGCATAACATTGAGGACATATTTTACCTTTATAATAGGATGTTGCGACCTTGGTGAACAATTCGGATCTGTTTACACCATTCTCTTTTAGGAATTCCAATAATTTAATTGGAGCATTCACGCCAACCACCTTGGTGATAATCGTGTTTCCTTCGCTATCCGTTTTTTCGGGACGGCCAACCCTCTTTTTTGTCTCACTCACATACACCCAGTGTAGAACAGGGTATTAATTAATTGATATATTAATTCAAATTAAGGAAAATACCCCTCTAACCTACGAAAACCTTTCGATAAAATCGATTATAGAAAGTTATATTTATACTACACGGTTTTTTTAACCCAAAATAAGACGTCGTACTTACTACTATACTAATTAATTAACTAAATAATATATATAATATACTAAGCTTTTGCTTTTCTGAGCGTGGAAATAGGGGGTATTCTGTGTTTCTGAGGCTTTTAGTTTGCTTATTTCTGTAGTCCCATGCCTAAAATGTGTTCAGAAGTGCTTTTTGTCTGCTTATTGGTTGCATCAGCTATCATCGGTAACATTTTAGAAGCCAGTGCTTGAATATACCAGGGCTGACCTGATAAATCCTGAGTTAT